GGACCTTTACAGGTCCTCGGAACGCAAGTCATCCATCTCATATTTTCTGCACAAGTACGGACGTACCTGTTCAGAGGTGATCCGGTCATAGACCGGTAGAGACGGGTAGTGCTCAAGAAGCAGCGCTGCCCTTTGAGTTGTGATAAAGTGTTGTCTGGTGGTCCCTTGGACGTATCTCAAGATCCTCCTCCAAAATTTGGATTTGGGTTTCGGGATACGGTCGATGGGTCCTATCGGCCCACCAACTTCCTTTAGGGTGTCGTTCAAGATCCGGAGGGTGTCAGCCTTGCTGACTCCCTTTCTAACCTTGTTCGACCACTTATTCACGACTCTGGAAGAGATATCTCCCATAGTTATCTTCTCTCTCTGTTGCCTTTGAACTTTCACTCGGAATCGGGCATTCATTTCTGTGGTGATTTCATCGACACCAACAAATCCTGATCGTGGGGACATTGTACGCCGCTTTCGCCGCGTGTAATGTGCCTCGGGATCCGCCGGGCAGGTCCTAGCTTCCGCTAGTGCCTTGCTCAATCGTTGATGTTCACCACTAATGAGTTCCCTTATCTTCGGACGTGAAGAAGGTTTCTTGTTGATCAACAAAGCAGCTAGTTGCTTCGGCTTCAGCTTTGCCTGGTTTGATACCAGGTCGAGCTCGAGCCTACTGTAAGGGCATACTTTTTTTGAGTATACTCCGAACAGTCCTTTTAGCTGCCATGGGACGAGCTTTCGGACCCTGTGGGCAAGTGCCCAGGTCTCGATAGCAGTGGTGGGTGTTACACCTGTATCGTGCCGTAGGGATTCCCTCGAGGCACGTTGCAGTGTTAGCACTCGGAGGAGGGGTGTCTCCGTGAAGGACCATAAGTGCCCGCGGCTTGTCCGCTGGTACTCCGTGGTCTTTTCACAGAACACACCTCTCTCTCCGATAAAGCTCTTCTTTTCATTTAGAGCTCCCCCCACGCTCTCCATCCGCTCCTTGTATCCTTCCCTCTGCTCTGGGCTCCAGGCGGCTGAGAGGTCATCACCGCAAATCACGAATGATTTGTCGGTTATGCACTCGACGCTGTCTGGATTCGCTGACCAGAGGTTGAGGATGCTAAGAACGGCCCAGGAGAGTCCCAATCCCATGTGGATCCCGCGTTCTGTCCATTGGTCCCGGTAGTATTGGGGACCGACTAGCTTGGTAGCCGCCGCTTTCTCAGCGGGGCTCCACCCAAGTGCGTCGGCCATTCCCTCTACGACCTGGGCGGCAGCTTCATGATAGAAGTTGTCGGTCGCCTTGGATAGGTCTGCGGAGTACAAGAACCTCTTCACCGTCGAAGAAATTCTGGGCGTCCGTCCGTGTAGAACTGCAGAGCAGGCTGGTACCTGTGCTAAGCGATTTAAGACGCCTGGCACAAGGACCCGTGAGAGGTGGACAAGATGGGCACTGTGCATTGAAGCTGTGCGTATCTTGTTCCCCGGTTCCACGAAGGAGAAGGTGTCGACTTCTGGTAAGAACCACCAATGATCACCATTCATGGTGTCCGTGTAGACGGGTACACATTTTGATGTGTTATCCGCCCACACACCCCATGATTGGGGATCAAAGGTGCTAACTGCCAGTCGTCTAGCCAACTCCTCTGCGCTGTCAACGTGCGGCCCAAGGGCGGTACCCCGGAGTGACTCGAAGGCCTTCATGTAGTGTGTTTGGGACTCAAACCAGTTATCTGTGTTGAGTTCCTGCCACTGCACGCTGGCCCCAGGGTGGTTCCTTCGGTACTGCTCAGCCGCCTGTATCCTTGCGCGAACGTTTTCTTCGATCGTTACTTGGACCTCTCTGAGAGGCTCGAGTACATCCCACACCCTACTCACGTGGCAGTCCGGAAGTATTACTTCTGTACGGCTAACGTGATCTAGGGCGAAGGTGTACGCCTCGAGAGGGTCACTAGGTAACGCATCGATTTGACGTAAGCGCTTGGGTTTCAGCGTAGGTAGAATCGGACTCATGCTCGGATCGTAGTCACAGAGTGCCTGAACCCCGCGGATGCGTAAACTCTTGTACGATCCGGGGTTCACCATTTGGTCAACACTGGCATGGTCCAGGTTTGCGCTTCCACGTGTCTTCTTTGAGAGGACACCGCGGGTGAAGGCACGTAAGTGAGTAAAGTCCGATAGCCTTACCTCGTCTGGGACAGGTTTCATCCACCTGCTGGCGCATTCGCGGTCTGCAGCCTCGAGGTCTGCCTTCGAGGGGGGCTTCCCCCCCTCGAAGGCCCTCGAGGCTGTTGCCACGATGTCCATAGCCCTTGTCAGCTTCCGACCTAGTTTCAACCCACGTAGTCGGCGCTTCTCTTTCTTAGGCACCCATTCAGGCAGTTCTTTGAACTGACTGAATGCCTGGAGAGAGTGAGCGCGAACGTAATTCGTGAGTGTGGAAACCCGGTCAGGGCGGTCAAGTGCGACGGAGCACCAGAAGGCGCCCGCCGCCAACGCGTTGCATGCCTGAGAGTAGCTTTGCTTCTCTCGGGCCTGCGCGTTGTTGGTCGGCAGGCGACGATGATTCCCGAACAGACAGAGGACTGCTCTGTAGATGAGATCGGATGACTTAACAGCTCTGGAGGCG